ATGTTTGACTATTATGGTGGAAAATGGAAAAAGAAACGAAACAGCATTTTGAGAAAAGATAAATACAAATGTCAGATAGCTAAATGGTTTGGTCGTAGTGAGGAAGCCAATACAGTGCATCATATATATCCTGCGAAGGATTATCCTGAATATGCATGGTGTGACTGGAATCTGATTAGTGTAAGCAATAAATCACATAATAAACTGGAAAACCGTAAGACTGGTGAGTTGACGCCTTTAGGAAAATGGCTGATGCAGAAAACTGTACCAGGAGTTGAATGGAGGAAAAATAATGGAAGTTAATGACAGTGGGATACATGATGAACTTCATAACATCTATAAACAGATAGATTCATTAGATAACACACTTACAAACATTTTAAATATTATGGAATTAAATTTAGCATTTAATTGCGGACTGATTAGTATCAATGATATTGCTAAACAACTGGGTATCGATAAAGATAAGATTGATAAAGAAAGGCTGGGGATTTAATGTGAAATATAATAAAAAAATATTAAAATCTGATAATAAAACCAAAGAAAAATTGCAATCCCCCCACCTGTAAAACGTTAAATAACGTTAAATTTCTACTGGGGTGGGTAGCTTTTTCCAACTCTGAGAACATTTTGTGAAAGGGGGTGATGGCAATTCACAAGCAGACAAGAACAAAAAAAATCAACGGTTTTATTAAGGATACAACAAATAAAATGAAAGATTTAGGAACTTATAAAATTGAATTTGATACGACGATCAGAAGATATGCAGAAATGCAGCTTCAGTATGAGATTTTAAATGAAAAATGGATTGAAAGTGGGTGTGCTGTCACCGAACCGTATACAAATAAAAATGGTGCAACCAATCAAAGAAAGACCGCAATTTATCTTTCAATCGAATCATTAAGAAAAGAACTTCTGGAACTTGAGAATATTTTTGGACTTACTCCAAAAGGTTTGAAAATGATTAAAAATAAAGGACTTGAGCAAAATAAAAAAAGCGCTCTAGACAGGATCTTTGATCAGGATGTATAAGGGAAAATATTTTGATGAAGTTCTTGAATATGCTGAGGGATGTATAACTGGAAAGATAAGAGCAAATAAATATCGAAAAAAAGCATGTCAAAGATTTATGGATGATTTAAAAAATGACAAATGGGATTTTAATCCAAAAGATGCAGATTTTGTTATCAATATTATCGAAAAAACTATCTGTCATCAGCAGGGTGAAAAAAGAGACGGAACGCCGCTAAGAGGTACTCCGTTTTTTTTAATGACATTTCATAAATTTATTATATATAACCTTCTTGGATTCAAGGAAAAGGGAACGATCATAAACAGATTTAAAGAAGCGCTTATTTTTATTCCGCGTAAAAATGTTAAGACATCTTTTGCAGGAGCACTTTCTTATGCACTTGGTCTTTTATACAGAAACAGCGGATCAAAGATATATGTTGTAGCAGCTGCATTAAAGCAGACATTAGAAACTTTTGGTTTTTTAAAGTACAACATTCGTAACATGGGTGAGCATGATGAAGACGGCGGTCATTTTCATATCATTGACAATAACAATGAACATTCGATTAAGGCTGAAATCGGTGGTGGTTTCTTTGAATTAAATGCTTTGGCAGCCAACCCCGACAGTCAAGACTCGTTTAATGGGAACTTTGCTATATGTGATGAAATCCATGCTTTTAAAAAGCCGAAACAGTACAATCTTTTTAAAGAAATGATGAAAGCATACACCAATAAATTATTAATTGGTATTTCAACTGCGGGCGATGATCCCAATTCTTTTTTAGCAAACAGGGTCAGATACTGCAAAAGAATTCTTGATAAGGAAGTAACTGATGATCAGTATTTTGTTTTCATCTGTGAAGCAGATATGACCGTTGACAAGGACGGCAATAAAATACTTGATTATACTAATCCCGAAGTTCATGAAATGGCAAATCCTGCATACGGAGAGTCAATAAGACCTGAAGAATTAATGAACGATGCTATGCAGGCAATGAATGACCCGCAGCAGCGGAAGGATTTTTTTGCTAAATCGTTAAATGTTTTCACAAATCAGATTGATACTTATTTTGATATGAATGTTGTTGAGGCAAGTGATCTTAAATACAGCTGGACTCTTGAGGAGCTGGCAAAATTACCAGTCAACTGGTACGGCGGTGCCGATTTATCAAAACTTCATGATTTGACAGGAGTCTGTTTATACGGGCGCTACCGCGATGTTGATATATGTATCACACATGCTTTTATCCCTATTGCAGTTGCACATCTAAAAGCCGATGAAGACAATATCCCGTTCTTCTGGTGGGAAGAGGAAGGATGGCTGACAACCTGCAACAGTGATGTGATCGAATATGAGGATGTTGTGAAATGGTTTATCGAAATGAAAGACATGGGTTTTAAGATAAAATGGGTGGGATATGACAGAAGATATTCGAGAGAGTTTATCTTAAAAATGAAAAAAGCCGGGTTCAAAATAAGAGATCAGCTGCAAAGATATGTTGAAAAAACAGAAGCGTTTAGGGAAATTGAAAAGAAATACACCTTAAAGAAATTTTATTATCTGCATAACAAGGCGTATGAATACTGTGTCAGCAATGTAAAAGCAATTGAAGACAGTGATGAATTTGTGAGATTCCAGAAAGTAATGCCTACTCAAAGAATCGATTTATTTGATGCCAGTGTAATTGCCTGCAAACAGCTTCTTATTGCAGGTGAAAAATCATCGAATGCAAGCATGTATCTTGATTAAAAGGAGGAATATATGGCAAAGAAAAAAAATAAAAGCAGAAGCAGCGCCCCAAAAGAATCTGGAAGCCGGTCAATAGGATTAAGTATAGACAACTGGGACGTACTTATAAGCAGCGGATATACACCGCTTTCCCAGAATCCCGAAATAATCAGCGCTGTAAATAAGACAGCCAACCTGATTGCAGGCATGACTATTCATCTGATGGAAAATACCGAAAACGGCGATCAGCGGTTGCTCAACGAATTATCAAGAAAGATAGATATAAATCCCAATCCATATATGACAAGAGCAACTTTCATCAGTGCGCTTGTCAGGATTCTGCTGCTTGAAGGAGACGGGAATGCAGTTATTTATCCGGAAACAAGAAACGGACTGATAGACGGGCTGTATATACTGCCTCCTGGACAGGTTTCATTTATTCCGGATGGATTTGGATATTACATGATGTATAACGGAGTAAAGTATACATGTGATGAACTGGTACATATTCCTATCAATCCGGATCCGGTATTTCCATGGAAAGGTACAGGATACCGCAAAACACTGCGGCAGGTTGCTGATACTTTAAAACAGGCTTCAGCAACAAAAAAAGGATTCATGGAGTCTAAATGGAAACCTTCGATTATTGTTAAGGCAGACGGACTGACAGAAGAGTTTTCAACAAAAGAAGGGAGAACAAAGCTCCTTAATAAATATATCGAGTCAAGCGATGCGGGTCAGCCCTGGATCATTCCGGCAGAACAGTTTGATGTAACGACCGTAAAACCGCTATCTTTAAATGATCTTGCAATCAAGGACAGTGTTGAACTTGATAAAAAAACTGTAGCCGGTATTCTGGATATTCCGGCTTTTGTTTTGGGAATAGGCAGTTTTAACGAAAAGGAATGGAATAACTGGATCAATACACGGATTAAAAACATATGCAACGTTATTGAACAGGCGCTGACAAAAGTAATTTTGATTAGTCCAAATCTGTATTTTAGATTTAATCACCGTTCTCTTTTTGCGTATGATATTGAGACACTTTCCAATGTTGGATGTAATTTATTCAGCCGTGGTATTCTTTCCAGAAATGAGGTTAGAGACTCGATCGGATATTCGCCTAGAGAAGGTCTTGATGAGCTTATTATACTGGAAAACTATATTCCATCAGGGATGATCGGTGACCAGAAAAAATTAAATGGAGGTGGTGAACAGAATGAATGATGCTAACAAGACAAGATATCGAAGTCTTGGAAAAGATGCAAAATTTAAGACGAGAACCGAGGATGACAGACTTTATATAAGCGGTTATTTCTCGGTTTTTGATTCAGTTTATGAATTGTGGCCCGGTGCAACTGAAAGTATAGATGCACATGCATTTGACGGTCAGCTGAGCGGAGATATCAGGTGTCTAATCGATCATGATACAAGACTGGTATTAGGACGTAATAAAGCCGGAACGCTGAGCTTGAAAATTGATTCAAGAGGACTGTGGGGAGAAGTTGAGATCAATCCAAACGATCAGGATGCAATGAATCTATACGAGCGTGTCAAGCGCGGTGATGTTGATCAGTGTTCATTTGGTTTCGATATTGAAAACGAGGAATTTACTGATAACGGTGACGGTACTGTACACTGGACAATCAAGTCGGTGAAACTGTATGAAGTTTCAATAGTTACATTTCCGGCTTATGAAGAAACCAGTGTGAGTGCAAGGAAAAACGATCTTGCTCAAATCAGCAAAAGAAAAATAGAAACTTTAAAGCAAAATCTAAGAAAGAAACTGAAAGGAGAAAAGTAATGGCATTAAAAGTACTGATGTTAAGAAAGAAAAAAGACGGATTAGCAAAACAGCTGGAAGATTTAAGAAACGGCAGTGATTTTGAAACCCGTGAAAAAGAACTGGAAACTGCTATTGAGGAATTAAACCCTGAATCTTCAGAAGAGGAGCAAAAAGCAGTACAGGATGAGGTTGATAAACTGGAAACTGAAAAACAGGAACATCAAGAAAAAATTGAAGGTTTGGAAAAGGAAATCAAGGATATTGAAGATGAAATAAAAGAGATTGAGGAAAAACAGCCTAAACCAGTTCCACAGCCTAACCCCGACAAGAACAATGAAGAAAGAAAGGAAAATAATTTAATGGATACAAGAGATAAATTTTTTGGATTAAATATTCACGAAAGAGATGCATTATTTGCTCGTGAGGATGTTAAAAAATTCTTAGGAGACATCAGATCACTGTTCAGTCAAAAACGTGCAGTTGGAAATACAGAATTAATCATCCCTCAAAACTTCTTACCTATGGTTAAGCAGGTCGTAGAGACAAATTCAAAACTGCAGAAATATACTGATTTCCAACCATTGACCGGTACAGGACGTATGGTAATCATGGGGTCTTATCCTGAAGCAGTATGGACTGAACAATGCGGAAAGATCAATGAATTATCATTAGGATTCAATGACATTGAGGTCGACGGTTATAAAGTGTCAGGATTCTTTAAAATGTGCAATGCGATTCTAGAAGATAATGATGTTAATCTTGCACAGGAGTTTATTAATTCTATCGGTATCGCAATTGCTAAGGCGCTTGATAAAGCAATTGTTTACGGTAAAGGTGTCAAAATGCCTATGGGTATCGTAACAAGACTTGCGCAAACAGAGAAGCCGGGCGATTATTCAGCAACTGAGAGAGAGTGGAAAGATTTATCAACATCAAATATTATCAAAATTACAGGTAAAACAGGTATTGAACTGTTTAAAGAAATCACAAAATCAATGAAAACGATTTTTACAGATTATGCATCAAATAATCTTGTATGGATCATGAATCAAAATACGCATCTTGATCTTATTGTTGAAGCGATGGGAAGCAATATGAATGCTGCAATTGTCAGCGGTATGAATGATACAATGCCCGTTGTAGGAGGGAAAATTGAGGAGCTATCATTCATGGCTGATGGTGATATCGTCTTTGGATATATGAATAATTACAAACTTGTTCAACGGCGCGGTATGCAGCTGGCAACTTCAACTGATGTATTATTCTTTGAAGACCAGACAGCATTTAAAGGAACTGCACGATACGATGGTAAACCGGTAATTGCTGAATCATTTTCAATTATGAATATCGCAGGAAAAGCGCCTACTACTGTGGCTGCATTTGCTCCTGACAGCACTAATACTGTTGAAACTTTAGCGGCTAAAGCTAAATAAAAATGAATGACAGCCATAAATTATCGGTCCTGAAAAATAATTTACAGCTCCTGACTGATTCACAGAATCTGTACCTAAAGGAACTGCTGAAACAGGCTGAATCGTTAATGAAACGTGAAGGAATAGTTAATGACGGTACAAATGATTACGATATGGCCGTTGTTGACTATGCAGCCTTCCTTTTCAGAAAAAGAGCGAACAGCGAAATGAAGATGCCCCGGCATCTGCGTTATGAGCTTAATAATATCCTGTTTTCGCAAAAACAAAAATGACATTTGACGATGGAATAATAAAGATTTATAGACTGGTAAACGTTTCTGAAAAAGGCGACAAGCCTAAATATAAAATGTTCTATAAATCTTCCTTTTATTTTAGTTATGAGACACTGGGACTGACAAGATATTATACCGCCCTTGCAAATAACGAAAAAATAGAAACAGTTGTAAATATATATCAGGACAGAAGTATAAGAGTAAATGATATTGCAAGATTTGAAGATGATTCAGAATTTAAAATTGTACTGGCTCAGCATTTTAAAGACAGCGACGGTATAGACTGTACAAAACTGAGTCTGGAAAGGATGAATAAAAATGTCTGTTGTTTCGAAACTTAAAACCGTTAGAGACGCCTTGACGCAGGTCACAGAAAATGTATTTCATTATGAAGCGGAGAATAAAAACGGTCCATATATAGTCTGGATGGAGGATGGTGAAGGCGATTCACTTCATCTTAATGACAAAAAGAATGAACAGGTCATAACGGGAACTGTTGATCTGTTTACAAAAGACGAATATGATCAGCTGATTGATGATATACAGAATGCACTCAGCGGGGCTGATATATCCTTTATACTCAATTCAGTTCAGTATGAAGAGGAAACTGAGTTCATTCACTATGAATGGAGATTTGAAATATAATGGGAAAAATGGAAATCGAAGCTGCAGAAGAGTTTGTAAGCGTTCTTGACAGACTGGTAAAGAATTCAGATGGGATTGCAAAAAAAGCAGTTTATAAAGGTGCAGGAACAGCAGCTGATGAAATAAAAAAAGAAATCGAATCGCTGCCTGCAAGCGGGATAGCCATTCAGGGAAAAAAAGATAAACGTAAAAAGATTGGAGTACTGCCGGAAGAAAAGGATGATCTGATAAAAGGGTTTGGGATTTCACCAGTGCAGAAAATCGCAGACAGTATTGATGTAAAAATCGGTTTCGACGGCTACGGTCATAAAACCAGAAATTATCCCGGCGGTGTACCTGTCGTGCTTACTGCCCGTGCCATCATATCAGGAACATCATTCAGACATAAGAATGATTTTGTAAGAAGAGCGGTAAGCAGAGCAAAAGAAAAAACAGTTGAGACGATGAATAATGTAATTGAAGAGGAAATTAAAAAGGAGATGGAATAATGGCAAAAAAAGGACTATCAAAATTAGTTTTTGCAAAGTATAAGGCAGATGGAAACAATGTTACTTACAGTGATCCTGTTATCAGTGAAAAACTGGCAGAATATTCAACAGAGATAGAAGCCGGCGATTCTAATGATCTGTATTTAGATGATGATATTGCTGAAAGCGACAGTGCAGCTTTTTCAAGCGGAACATTTAATGTTACAACCGGTGATTTGTCAAATGATACGTCAAAACTTATTTTAAACGTAAAAGAAAAGAAAATAGAATTACCGAGCGGTAAGAGTGTAACTGAATTAACTTATGACAGTGATATGCAGTCAGCTGAGCTTGGTGTAGGCGTTATTGAAATGCATCAGGTAGACGGAAAAACATTCTATCGTGCGGTATTTTTAGCAAGAGTGCTGTTCAATATTCCAAGCAATGCAGCAACAACAAAAGGTGAGACAGTAGAATGGCAAACTCAGGAACTGTCAGGAAAGATTTTAAGATCAGCACAAATCAGTGAAGATAATATCAATCCGTGGCAGTTTACAGCAGATCTGGAAACTAAGGCCGATGCACTGGAATACTTAATGTTCAAGGGCGGAAAAACTACTAGCGATTTAGCAGGTGATCATTAATGAATCTGGAATACATCTATATAGAGGGTATCAAATACCCTCTTTCTTTTTCCCTTGTTACTGCTGAACAGATTGCTAAAAAATACCGCGATTTAAATGTATTAGAGAGAAATTTAAAGGATAGAAATTATCCAGTTGATAAAAAGTTAAATATGCTGAGTGACATCATTGCAATGATGATATACTCGGGGGTTCGATACTGTAATGCATATCATCTTGACCCGTATAAAGATGCTCCGTATACACAGGGCAGATTTTTTTATTTAACCAGTGAACAGGTAAAAGTCAGCCTGCCTCTGGATGAAAATTCAATCAAAGGACTGACCGATAAAATTCAAAAATGTATCAGAAGTGGAAACGTTAAAAAAATCGGTACTAAACCATTTGAAATCAGCGGTCATTCAAAAAAAAAGAAGCAAAGAAGCTGACGGGAGATACACATATTTATTTAAAGGCCAAGGCCTATATGATGCATATCCCGAGCAGTGAATTTTTATATATGCCTATTGGTGAATTAAGCGACCTGATCGATGCAGCCGATATATTAAACGGGCTGTGCGATGAAGATATACCGTTTGAAAATGACTATTATATTCCGATAGAACTGAGGTGAGAGCATGGCATATGATATCGGTCCAAGAATAACGCTGAAAGGCGAAAAGGAATTTAATCAGCAGCTGATTAAAATCAACAATTCACTTAAGGAATACGGCAGCGAATTAAAAGCTGTATCTTCGCAGTTTGATGATAATGCTAACAGTCAGGAAGCCCTTATTGCTAAAAATAAAGTGCTGGAAAAACAGTATGAGACACAGCAGCAGAAATTAAAACTGTTTCAAGGGCAGCTTGAAAAGCAGAAAAGTTTATTGAGCGAACAGGAAGCAGAAAAAAAAAATCTTACTGCTCAGTATGGCGAAAACTCAAAAGAAGTGAACAAGGCACAGAGTGCCTACAGGAATACAGAGGCAAATATTTCCAAGCTGAGTACTTCTATAAATGAGACTACCGCCTTTTCAAATAAACTGTCAAATGAAATAAGGACCAACAATTCGTATCTGGATGAAATGGCAGAAGGAAGCCGTGATGCAGCTACCGGATTGTCAAAATTAGGCGATGAGGCGAAAAACGCTGAAAATGATACAAAAAATCTAGGCGATACCATCAAAGGCGCATTTGCAACTAGCGAGCTTTCTGATGCTGCTTCGGCAATTGCTGAAAATATCAGAGGCATTGTTGATGAATCAAAAGAACATTTAAAAATAATGAGTGCTCTTGAAGCATCATCACAGCTTGTAGGATACACAGCTAAACAAACTGCTGAAACATATAAAATCCTGTACGGAGTACTGGCAGATGATCAGACAGCTGCCACAACTACAGCAAACCTGCAGGCATTGGGATTAAGTCAGGAAGAACTTACCAGACTGACTTACGGAACAATTGGAGCATGGACAAAATATGGTGACAGTATACCTATTGACGGGTTAGCAGAAGCAGTTAATGAAACAGTCAAGACAGGTACTGTTACCGGTACTTTTGCTGATGTATTAAACTGGGCAGGTACGAGTGAAGATGATTTTAATACTAAACTCCAGGCAACGACTGACCAGTCAAAACGCGCCAATATGATACTTCAGGAACTGGCTGACCAGGGGCTGATAGCTTCTGCAGAAGCATATCGGGACAACAATAAAGCTCTGATTGAAAATAATGAGGCACAGGCAGAGTATCAGGAAGCATTGAGTGATTTGAGCGAAACTCTGATGCCTGTATTTACTTCTATTACAGAAGCTATAACTGAACTTATTGAAATTTTTAATTCACTGCCCGCGCCTGTTCAGGCTGTTATAGGAGTGATTTTGGGAATTATAACAATTCTGACAATCCTCTCTCCTGCAATAATGGCGGTATCTTCTCTGTTTTCAATTTTCGGGGCTTCGGCAGGGGTAGCGGCAGGCGGAGCAGCGGCGGCAGGTACTGCCGCATCGGGTTCAGCTGTCGGATTTGGTCTTCTTAACATGTCACTGTTACCTGTAATTGCGACGATCCTGGCAGTAGTTGCTGTTGTAGCTGCTGTGATTCTTATATTTAAAAACTGGGATGAAATCGTAAAGTGGTTTCAGGATCAGTTCGCAAATTTTGGGGCAGCAATCAGCGACTATGTAGATGATATCGGTTCATTTTTTCACAACATGTTCGATGGAATATCTCAATGGCTTTCTGATTCAATCGATGGATTTGCGAGCTGGGGCAGTGAGATGTATAACAAGGTAAGCACTGCGGTCAGCGACACAATCGATGCAATCGCATCTTTCTTTACAGGTCTTCCCGGAAAAGCGATCGAGTGGGGATCGGATATGATTGACGGATTTGTTGACGGGATAACCGGTACCATTGGAAAAGTGGTCGATGCGGTTTCTGATGTTGCAGATACTGTCTTCAGCTGGCTTCATTTTTCACGCCCGGATAAAGGACCGTTGAGAGAATATGAAGAATGGATGCCGGATATGATGTCTGGTCTGTCTAAAGGAATCAAGGACAACAGATGGCGTGTTGAAGATGAGATAGCTTCCTTAGCATCGAACATGAATCTTGCATATAATCCGGCAATCGAATCAAGTGCAAAAAACGTAAATGAAAGTACCGTTATAGTAAACGTAAGAGCAGACCTTAACGGCAGGGATATTACTAAATATGTTGAAAAAGAAATTTCAGCAAATCAAAAAAGTATGAGACTGGTAAGGGGGTATTAGTACTGTGTACGATATTTATATTAATGATATAAGCTGTATTGAGCAGAAGATACTGCCGACAACAAGACCGGATATCCCTGCACCTGTTAAAAATTACAATGAATATGATATTCCCGGTCGTGACGGGAAACTGTATGAGGATCTGGGGACATATGATGATATTGAGATTACACTTACGTTCAACTATATGTGTGCGCCCGATCAGTGGCATGACACATTCAGGAAGTGTAAAAAAATGTTTCTAGATGCAAAAACTCTTGAATTCAGTGACGATAATGAGTTTTATCATCGTGTAAAAAAAGCAGTTATAAATACTAATGAAAGAGTATCAAAAAGAATTGGAAAGTTTTCTGTAGGTGTCACTCTTGATCCGTATTATTATTCGGTTTCAGGAAAATATAAATATCCATATAAAAAAGTCCTGTATAACGGTTATGAAAGAACCAGACCTCTTTATTTTATTACAGGTGAAGGAGTCTGCCATCTAGAAATAAACGGTACTGACATTAAATGCAATATTGGTCAGAATCTTGTAATTGATACATTTCTTAAAATAAGCTACCGCAGTGACGGTACGCTTCAAAATACAGCTGTCAGTGGAGATTATGAAGATATGCAGTTAAAAGAGGGCATGAATGAAATATCCATAACAGATGGATTTGAACTTATGATAATTCCCAACTGGAGGTGCAGATAATGATAGAAATATACAAACCTGAAAATACAGAATACAGCATGAATGGCGACATGACACTGAATCCGACAGAATGCATGTTAACTATGAATTTAAACGGTGCGTGGAGTGTTTCTATGACTCACCCGGTGGATGATAAACTTGAATATCTGACTGAAAATGCGGTCATATGCAGTGAAACACCAGTAGGGAAAAAACAGCTATTCAGGATTCGAAATATAACAAAAAATGACAGCAGTGTGACATGTACTGCATATCCGATATTTTTCGATTCTAAAAATGACTGTTTTCTTTTTGATGTAAGACCTACTGAAAAAAACGGTCAGGAAGCACTTGATATTATGCTTGCATCTAATGAAAAATACTCAGCATCATCAGATATCAAGGCTGTGAATACCAGTTATTATATCCAAAAAAACTTTATGGAGGCACTAAACGGTGATGATGAAAACAGCTTCACCAGCCGGTGGGGCGGGGAAATTTCTTATGATAATTTTACTGTTACAGTTAATGAGCATCTTGGTGCTGACAATGGACTTCGCGTAGAATTTGGATTTAATTTAATGGGAATCTCTGAAACTGTCGATATGACCGAAGTGGCAACACGTATCATACCAAAAAGCTATAACGGTTATATACTTCCGGATAATGAAACGGTCGACAGTCCAAATATAAACAAATATCCTGTGGTATATACCAGAGTAATTGAATATCAGGATATAAAGCTCAAGGAGGATGCACAGGAGGGTGATTTAGAAAATGGAATCACTGTATGCGAGTCTCTAGAGGATTTATATACAGCGCTGAGAAACAGGGCAGCAGACGAGTTTGAAAATGGTATTGACGTACCTTCGATTACCTATGATGTCGATATGGTCGATTTATCTAAAACAGATATGTATAAGGATTATAAGAAACTTTTAAATGTAAATCTTGGTGATACTGCACATATCGGACACAGAAGACTTAACATAACAACTGAGGCCAGAGTTATTTCTATGACATATGATATGATCACAAAAAAAGTAGATACTTTGACTTTAGGAGATTATATAAGCAGTTATTTTAGTGATATGGATTCTGTTATGAACAGAGTAGATAAAGTTATCGATAAATCGAACAATACCCTAATGGCAGAAAAAATAAGCGGTGTGATAAATCTTCTGACCACATCGCTGAAAGCACAGAAAGATATTGCCAAAAAGCAGGATGTAAGAGCAATTCTGTTTGAGGACATAGATAAAGACAGTCCGACTTTCGGGGCGCTGTGTATTGGTACTCAGGGCATTCAAATTGCAAAAAAGCGAAACGAGACTGATACAGACTGGAAGTGGGGAACTGCTATAAACTTTGAAAGTATAGTTGCTGACTACATAATTACCGGTATTCTAAGCGACAGGCAGGGCAACAGCTATTGGGATATGGATAAAGGTGAGCTTGTAACAAGATATATGAAAGCAACTGATGCCGAATTTTCAGGTACGGTAAAAGGTTCGACGATTGAAGGTGGAGAAATAAATGGGAGCAATATAGCTACAGATAAGGATATTACGATAGGAAGAAATATCCGTTTTTCTGGGAACGGCGATTTTGCTGCTGTTATGGGAACTAATACAGTTCTTAGATTTTTAAATTCGAATCCGCCTACAACATCTGTAGACGGTCCTAATGTTCAGCTTCTGGCATCCAATCATATATATATCAGCGGTTCAACGGTCTCATCATCGGTTCCTATTACAGTAGGTTCAGACAAAAAATTAAAAAAGAATATAGAGGATATCGATCTCTCTGAATTAGTTGATATTTTAAAAATAAAAACATTTGATTATAAAAATGGAAAAGAAAATGCGATAGGTATTGTTGCACAGGATATTATAGATCATCCTTTAAGCATGTATATTCTGGATAAAAACCATGAAGGTATTTACAGCGTTGATTATAATGCCCTTTCGATGGCCGGTATTCAAAAAGTACAGAAACTGGAGAACAGAATAAAAAGACTGGAGGAAAAATTTAATGATAAAAATTAAAATTGACGGTTTGAATCTGTCATGTGGCACTGATGTTATTCCTGCTCAGGGGAGTGCCAATATTCCGGTTGTTATCGAACTGGAAAATCAGGAGGATTATTCCGGTTATGCGGTGGTACCGTATGTAGGATGGTTTGAAAACGGAGTACTGATTTCTACAGTTAGGGAACTTCAGAATAATTCATTTACAATTCCGGCTAATGCATTCAAACGTGGAGGAAAAATAAAAATCGCATTTGCATATATAAAAGATACTACCAAAATAAAAACATTTCCTATTAACTTTAATGTTGCAAATGCACCAGAGTCAGGAATTAAACTTCCCGATGATGGTACATGGGAAACACTGGTTTCAAATTTAGTTACAAATCTGTTTGAATCCCGTTTTGAAAATGAAATTAATGAGATTCTTGAAAATGCAAGGAAATTAAACAGTGCAACTGCCGACCTTCAGGAGCGGATCAATACAGCAATAAGCTATATGGGAAATTATGAATGGAACGGGACACAGATAAGATTTCAACTTGCTGATGGTTCGTGGGGTCCGTATCATGATCTGTCAGGTGATTTTGCATCAAAAAAATATGTTGATGATCACATTTTTGGTTCTGATAATCTTGAAGATACTTTAAATTTAAAAGATAAGAATATAACACTGCCAACTGAGATAAAAACTGGTGATACATCAATTGATTTATCTAAGTTGGTTTTTTATGAAGAATAAAGAAAGGAGCAAATAAATGGCAATACAAACAGTACAGGCAATTATCAACGGGGTTACGACTACATTGACTTTAAACAACCAGACTGGAAAATATGAGGCAACATTAACAGCCCCGGCAACTTCCAGTTATCCTAAAGAAGGACATTATTATCCCGTACAGATAAAGGCAACAGACAAAGCCGGCAATGCAGTGACTGTAGATGATAAGCATGAAACACTTGGTTCTAAACTGCGGTTAGTAGTTAAAGAAAAAGTAGCACCGACAATCACAATCTTAAAGCCAACAAGCGGTCAGCTTATGTCTCAAAACAAACCGGAAATCAGTTTTGAAGTTAAAGACAATGATTCAGGTGTTAATGAATCTACTGTTACATTAAAAATTGATAATAGTGCAGTAAGCGGATTGAGCAAGTCCGCTATCGAGGGAGGGTTTAGATATACTTATACTCCTGCAACTGCATTAAAAGATGGTGAACACACTGTTACGGTAAATGCGAGCGACAATGATGGAAATGCTGCGACACCTGTAACGTTGACATTTAGAGTACTGGCAACTGCACCTAACTTGTCTATTACCAGTCCGGAAGACGGTTCTTGGCATAAAAATGCATCTGTAGCTTTTGCCGGTTCAACAAACGGAGCTAGATTAACTGTCAAAGTAGGGAATGGAAATGCTCAGAATGTACCAATCAGTGACGGTACGTTTACAGGAAACGTTACTTTAGTTGAGGGTGCTAATACCGTTACATTTGTAGCTACAAGTGCCAGCGGTGTCGATACAACAATTACACGTACTTTAAATCTGGATACAAAAGCACCGGTAATTACAAACGTTACGATTACACCGAATCCGGTCGATGGCGGCAAGACGTATGTCGTTGCAGTAGAAGTAACAGACTAATGGTTGAAAAGGTAATAGGAAAAAATCCAAACTTTGAGATTATTTTCTATTTCACTGAAGGACAAAGATGGGAGGCGGAACTGCCTCCTAATTTATCCGGTGAATACTATATTGATCTGTATGCATACGATAAAGCCGGAAATGTAGGATATATGTCTAAAGCATTATTTGAAGTGGATACTACAAATTTATGCTGGCATATTAAAATTATTGACTACGATGTAACAGTAAGGTTTAAAAATGACTATAAATGTATGATAAGGGAGGTAATGCCGTGTGCAGTGAAGAATTAAAGCTGATTGCAGGTGAAAATCTTAAAACGGTTTTTTCGGTGCACAGCAGGAAAGAACAGAATTTTTCTATTAACAGAGCATACGTTGAACTTATGCAGTATGGTGAGAATATAAAGCAGATTGACTGCGAAATAGATGAACACGATATTGAATTTATGCTAAGTATAGACGAGCCCGGCCGCTACGATCTTATCGTGACATATTTTATTGCTGATGAAACGCTGAAAGAAATGTTTAAAGTGGAGGTAAGATAAATGAGTTATAAAATTCTTGATGTTGAACTGACAAAATCCACTTTGGCAGTTAAAGAGCAGTTTATTATACGTGTTTCTATAGGAACGTGGGATTTTGTTGGAAAAAACTACAGCTGGAAAAACCTTTACGATTTAAAGAAGTGGGGTGATCTGATTGGCGGTTAATATCCCTGCAAAAATTACAGTACCGCCGGATATCGATATGAGCGATCCTGCCGATATTCGGGAGGTATGGAGTGAGATTAAGACTACAATACAGTATATTAATAAACTTATCGATGTGCTTAATGATCATAAAGAAACACTTGGATTAGCGGTATACTATGATGAGAGTGTTGGATGATTTAAAAAACAGGAGGGAATATGGGTAAACTTAAAGATATGAACGGTAAAAAAATTCTGTTGGGAACTATTCTTTTCGACGGCGACACAACAGCTAATTTTACTTTGAAAGATTACTATACGAACTATGACTATATAGAAGTTATCTGGCGTCCGCATTCTACTTTGGGGCAGTGTTCGGATATGATGATACCAACGAAAGACAGTAAGATGCATTTGGAACGTGCACAGGCTATAAATGGTGTTACTACTGTTTATCGGTGTCAGTTGGCTTTTAGTGGAAAAAATGTATCACTTTCTGGCCGTACTCAGGTTATTAACGGTAATGCAGTTGACGCAGTAGAAGAACATATTTTAAGAGTAATTGGTTATTAGGACACAGAAGTATGTGTCTTTTTATATTGCCTCAGGATGGCATAAAAATCGTCTGGAAAGAAGGTAAAATATGGATTTAGGTTTTATTTCGAATTATTTTGTTCCGGTCGTAATGGCCGGATGTCTAGCAACTGGATATGTTGTTAAAAAATGGATAAAAGATGTTGATAATAAATGGATTCCTACAGTTGTGTTTTTCGAGGGTGCTGCATTAAACTGCATCGTATCCGGAAATGTAACAGTAGAAACAGTTGTAGCCGGTGCAGTATGCGGTTTAGCTAGTACCGGATTGCATCAGGCTTTTACTCGAATTATCGAAAATAAAAAAGAGGAGTAACAGATCCTGATGCAAGAATTTTTAATGAGTACATGGTCTATTGTCTTAACTGCTGCAGTTGGTTATCTTGTAACTAATTCCAGAGACAGTAAGAAAAGTCGAAAAAAACTCGAAGAAAAAAGAGAGCAGGAGAAATTAGACCAGACTAAAAGACAAATTGTTATGGAAGAGGCGCTATGTGCAATGTTACATGAACGTATCGTTCGTTTTTGTGAGCGGTTGCTGATAATCGGTTATGTTACTGCTGATGATCTAAAGGAACTGGACTACCTTTATAATCCCTACAGGGCTTTAGGAGGTAATGGAACAGCAGAAAGATTATATAACAAAGTGCAGCAGCTTCCATTGAGAGTAGAAAACGGAGCGGAGTGATTCCGCTCTTTTAAATTAAATTCAGGAGGAAAAACAAAATGGAAATCAAACAAAATTTAGTCAATTCAGGTAAATACAGTATTAAATGTCCTTACGAAAGAACACCGCAGTTTTACGTTGTTCATAACACATATAATGATGCTCCAGCAAAAAATGAAGTTTCATATATGATCGGGAATAATAACAAAGTATCTTTTCACTATGCTGTTGATGATGTAGAAGTTGTTCAAGGACTATTAGAAAATCGTAGTGCATTTGCAAGCGGTGACGGTGGAAAAGGACAAGGAAATTTATACGGTATTCATGTAGAAATCTGTTATTCAAAATCAGGTGGCGATAGATTTAATAAAGCTGAACAAAATGTGGCTAAATTTATTGCAGATGGTTTAAAAGCACATGGTTGGGGTATTGATAAAGTTAAAAAACATCAGGATTTTGCGAATAAATACTGCCCACATAGAACATTAGATATGGGGTGGCAAAGGTTTTTAAATATGGTACAAGCAAATCTAGATGGAAATCAGACAGTAGTAACTCCAGCACCACAACCATCTCAACCCGATAATAGTGGATACTCAGCTGGTACATATGAGATTATTGCAAGTGATTTGATCGTTAGAAAAACTCCGGGTGGCAGTGCGGTTGGCCATGCGGGATTGACCACTGACGGAAAAAAACACGATAAAGATAACGATGGTGCGTTAGATCGTGGAACTAGAATCACAGTTAAAGAAATTTATCAAAATGGTAACGATATCTGGGGCAGATGCCCTAGCGGATGGGTATGCTTAAAACAAGGTTCTAATATTTATGCGGTTAAAGCAGATGCAGCATCTACACCGTCTAATACCACTACAACTAGAGAACTAGGAACGCATGAAGTAACTGCCAGTGATTTAAGTGTTCGTACTGGTCCTGGAGAAAATTATAGAAGAAAAACATATAATGAATTAACAGTTGATGCAAAAAAACATGATTATGATAAAGACGGATGTCTAAACAAGGGTACGCGTGTTACTGTAAAAGAATGGAAAAACGGATTTGCTCGTATTCCTAGCGGATGGGTAAGCGGCGATTATCTAAAAAAGGTGTAGCAACATGAAACGCATTGAAGTATCAATTTTAGCTATTCTAGCGTTATTATCATTATTATTAGGAATTGCCTTAGTACAAGAGAAACAAGCCACTAGAAACCTAAAAATCAATCTAGAACTAACAAAGCAGGAACTCTATGATGCTAGAGGTGATAGAGATTATTATCAAGGGCAGTATAAAAAATATTACGAACTGTCCGAAGAACTTCAAAATCAAATGGGAGTTTATTATGAGTGAAGTTTATATAACTGTTAATGCAGTTGATTTTAAAACAAAAAAACCTATTAACTCAAATCGTATTTGGCAGTTGAAAAAATGTTATACATTATTTGCTGTTATAACTGATGGATATACTGAGCATATAATAGAAACTAAATATATAAAAAGTAAGCCTAGGTATAATTGATCTAGGCTTTTTTTGATTTGAATTCATGGTAATACCATTCTAAAAAATCATCAAATAAGGCTTGCTCAGCATTTTTTCTAACTTTCAATGCTTCATCAAAATCACGGTATCTACCCAAATGGTAAATCTTTTTTTTAAATGTTATAGTTGCTTTCCACATTTTCCGTGATTTATCATAGGTAACGCCACTATAAGGATTTTTTTTAGATTGCTCCAATGCTTTAACATCAGTGTTATCTATTCTAAATTCATTACGTTTAACAGCTGCTTTCTTTATGTTTTTGCTCATTGTTTCCTTTTGCAGGCATCCACAGCTTTTAACTTCACCTCTTGCTAAATTTTTATAACTTACATCAACCATTTTTCCGCAGTCACATTTACATGTCCAAACAACTGAACCATTGTATTTATCACGATTTTTTGTTGGTTTTATTACAGTTAATCGACCATAACGTTTGTTTGTAATATCAATCTGTTTAATAAAATTGTTTTCTTTATTATAGCAACCGCAACTTACTACTTTAGGATTATTTAAGCTATCGGAACGCAGCCACTTTTTATTACCGCAAACGGGACATATTATATAGAAATATGTCCGATTGTTTTCTCGTTTGTAATCTATTATTTTAAATCCTCTAACGGTTGTTCCTACACGGTCTTTTGCTAAACTCTTAACCATTATTGTACCTTAGTATTTACAATAAATATCAAATTCTTCATCATCAGCTGTCTTAACAGTAAACCATGTTGTACTGCTGGTGTATTTGTTGCTGGAATGTCCGTTATTAATAAATTCAACAATTTCTTCATGTTCTTCAACTTCCTCAATCTCACTTTCTGTTAATAGTTCTTTTTCTAATAATTCTTTTAATCTTGCATCCATTTTAATTTCCTCCATTTTTCTTATTATATAGCGATATTAAAGCCAAGTCATTAATAAAATTACTAACAATACTATAACTATAATGTTAAGTATCATTTTAATCTTTTCATAGTGTTTCATGATTATCGCTCCTTTCGTTTATGAGAAAGATATGATATAATCTTTAAGAGAGAGGGGAAGTCATTTCCCCAAACTCTTTATGATTGCTAATATTAGAGTTATTATCTCTAGTATTAACTTGAGGAGTTCCAAGACTTGTTTGACGATTGGTTTGGAACTCTTTTTTTGTTTCTTCATATCCTATCTCCTTTCCACACTTATATAATACACCAAAACGTGAACTTTGTCAATGTTTAAATACACTTTTATATGAATTATTTTCACTATTGAATGAACTATATTCATGTGATAAAATACTAATGAGGTGATATGTAATGAATAAAAAAATAATATCTTTATTGGCATTGTTTGGATTCAATCAAACTGATTACGCTAATCACATGTCAATGAGCAAGAGTAGTCTAAGTAACAAAATGAAAAGAGGCTCATATACGGCAAAGGATTTAATTGAGCTGGCTGAAATGACAGGGAATAGGCTTGCAATTGTTGATGAAAACGACAAAGTAATAATTGAATTTAGTAAGGAAGATTTATAGGCAGAGATATACACGTAAATAATAAATATATAAAATTCAAGCCTAGGTCACACATGTTGATCTAGGCTTTTTTACGTAATAAAACGTTATTTTACGTCATAACTATTGAATGCGGTTACAAAACATTTTAATATAAATCATAGGGAGGATAAAAACATGAAAAGAATAGGTAAATTTTTATTGGGGCTAGTTATATCGTTAACAGTGATAGGAGCTATTAACATCGGTACAGTAGAGGCTAAGAATACACTTAATTTAGGGGTTATGGATAAGTTTAATTATAACTCGCAAAGCAAAATCCTTAGGTTAGATGGATGGCATGCTGTAAACGTTGGAACATTTGGATCTTCACAAAAATACTATCATTATATTTTTTTAATGGATGCTAGTAATGGTGCTGAATTAACAAGAATGCGAGTTGATTTTTATAATAGAGATGATGTAGTTGCACATTGTAAAAATGGGTATGGTACAGATGTATATAGAGATAGTGGTTTTAGTTTGGGTATTGGTTCTCTGGAAAAGTACAAAAATAAGACAATTTACATAAAATCAAGATATACATCCGATTCTCATGGCGATAGCTTGGGTTATTCGTGTGTCGATTTCAATTTTTCAAACAGAGTAAAAATATAATAATGTTAAAATAGACCTAGGAATATTCTAGGTCTATTTTAATAATAACTTTCGACATTTCGTATTATACGTTTTTGTTTTTCGATTGCATGCTTACAGTCTATTATTTTTTCTTCCTTATCCTGTAAATTGGAGAATTCCAAGAATTTTAGTTTTTCTTCCAGTACTTTTAATTTTGTTTTTGCCTCTTGCAGTTTTCTGTCTTTTAAATTCATATTTAACACCTCATTAGTATTATAATAAAAAAAGCAATAAATACTCAAGATTGTGTTGAATAAAAGTGTTTTGTACACTAAGATACTAAAGGAGGTTATATAGATATGTCAAAGAACAATACATTATTTAGAAAAAATACAAATACTTTTTTTAAGTTTAGTATTTAAATATAAATATCAACTGCTAAATTACTGCTAAAAATTAAATATAAATAAAAAAACGGCTCTAGAATGCGCGTTATAGAGGACGGTATATAACCGTATGGGATAATCCCTACGGGATTAAACTGGTATATCTTAACTATGCAGAAGTTAGGATATACTTTTTTTTGAATTTGATTCTTCGTTAGATTATTAATTGCTGGTTTAAAACGACAGTTTTGCCATCCTGTTTAAAGAACGAGCGCACAGGTTGATAGCAATTATAATTATTTATAAAATGGTAAGAAAATTATTTTTTATTGGTTTAAATTAAAATAATTAAAATGATATTCCGGATAACCCTAAGAAAAAATCATATAAAATTGAAAAAAGTATTTGCATAAAAAATTAATTTAATAATGTATTAATTTTGATAATTTGATATAATCAAATTAATGTGGAGGTATGT